AACAATCTCTGCGTCCTGTATTAACGCCTCAAGTGCGGTGATAGCATTTTTAATAGCCGCCCTGTTGACGGTTATATCTTCAGCGTCATTCCTGGCTTCTTCTTCAAGTGCGGTCTTAACCGACAGTATTTTCGCCATGTCATCGGCTGCAAGATTACCCGGTACAAGACCAACCTCAAAAAGTTTTATCTCTTTAAGGTGCCTCACTCCGTCAATCGGCTCAGCCTTTACTGCCTCGTAGCCGATAGATAGTGATTTGATAACACCGGCTTTCATTAACAGGTAGGCTTCTTCGGCTTTTTGCACACCCCTGACAAGTTTGCCCTTGATGTACAACCCAACCTTGCTGTCCTCTGCCTGAATTGTCCCAACAGGAGAGCTGGTATCATGGGGAGGGTAGGTAGCTATGAATTCTCCGGCGTTATCTTTTATCGTTTTGGTAAAAGCACCGGGGTCAACAATATCTCCAACCTTATCTTTCTTTTTCCTGTAGGCTGAAGCTATTCCCTCAAACTCCCAGGATTCGTCATCAATTGATTTAATCTCAAATTTAAAAGTTTTCTGATTCACATCGAACCTCCTAAAATTAAAAAAGCCGCTTAAATGCGGCTTGATGGCTATCTTGATTTATCCTATCTACTCCAGGTCTCCACGCAGCGGCAATTGATAATCTCGCCAGCTGCTCCAGATGGGTCACCTGGATACATCAAGCCGTTAGAGTAGGGCTCGTTAATTCCCCTCGGTTCGCCATCTAGCCGGGCATGCGTATCTCTTGTCCTTGCATCCCTTGCGCTAATCCATATCTTCTTGGTGAATCCCATGTCTAAAGCTGTTTGATGTTGCGCATAACCAGCCGCCGAGGAAGTCTCTGTCCTTGCTATCCTCATCGCCATTGGATAAGAGCGGTCATCGTAGAATTCACGAATCACACTTGCGGTCTGTTTGACGCTCAGCCCATCTTCAACGCATTTAGCAATCATCTTCCCCATTTCATCTTTGAGGGTGCCGGTTATTGAAACAACCGATTCGGCAGCGTGCAGCTTAACCCACTCCATCACGTAATCTGAGAACGGGTCGAATTTACGCTCGGCGGGTTTTGTTGACTTCAGCCTCAATTCTGTCTGTTTGCCGAAATCTTCGATGATAACCAACAGCGCGGCGGTTATAACCTCTGTCCACTCGTCCGACATTTTGTTGATTGCGCTTTCTACTCTCTGAATGCTTAAAGTAGAATCAAGTGATTTTTCTACGGCCTTGCCTGTCTTGATATACAGCGGCTCGAATCGCTTGGCTAATACATCCCAATAAGCAACACGGCGGGAATCAACACGCTTCCACTCACCGACCTTGAATTCCTCGGTTAAGGACTTATAAGACTTTTCGCCTTCCGTTTCTTCATCTGGTATATTCCGTCCGCTGACCGGCATAACGCTATACGGTAAATACCCCTTATCCCATCCAATGTATTCTTCCAATCCCATATCAAGTATTGCATTGATTTGAGACATCGGCACACCCATAGACCATAATGTCTGAGCCTGATTTACTTTCTTTCCGTAGTCTTCCCTGAGAGCAGCCACATTCGACAGGTCATAATTTATCGTTATATCTTCGCCATACAATGGGGCGACTTTCAGGTTTAGCGTAGCCTTGATATCATCCAGCATTGGGATTCCAACATCTTCGTATAATCCCTTCCTAGCCTCGACAACGTTGTTATAAGTAGAATGCTCTCTGTCGCCAACCCACCATGGGTCAATACCGATAGCTGCCGCCATCTGTCTGATAAGTTCTCTTTGTGACTGGTTATAATCAAGCTCAACAGGTGTCTGGGATGTTTCTATCCAGTCAAGGTCATCTGATATAACCCACGGCTCCCGCCTAGCTGTTTTATCAAGGAATAACTCCCTAACCCTGTTTCTCAATGCGTCCAACTGTGGCTTTTCAAGATGTGACTTGGGTTTAAAGATCCCGCTTTTAATGCCTCTGTTTTGCATGCTGACCTTTTGAGTATCGATTCCCTCGTTGTAGGTATCAATCACCCTGCCAGCCGCTTGGATTGCACCCATGCCGACATAGAAATTGCCGGGGTCGATTTGTTTAAACTGAATAAACGTCTCCCTCGGTAAAATAGATTGCTTCCCTGTATTGGGGTCTTTGTACTGCCAGCCCGCCAGCCATTCGTTTTTATTCTTTCCCCGGATAGGGGCGATTAAGTCTGGCGGCTCTATCCAATATTCTTGCGGTATCTTTTTAAATGAATAAATTGGCCTCAGATAAGCAACCCCGCCCAGTATCAGGTGGGCGACAAGATATTCCATGTTGTCTTGCCCTGAAAATTCGGGGTTAGGATTCCTCCACGTCTTGGTGAAGTGGTGATTTTCGATAATCTCCCCGTTTTTGTCAGCTACATACCATGGAATGCCTGAAACAGCCTGAATAACAGCCCTGACTCCCCGATAGATGGGTATAGCCATCTTGTAACCCTCTCTTATGGCTACCTCCGCTGTTATATCGGTGTACACAGGCTGCCCTGGTGCGGCGATAAGTGGGTAAAAGCCCCGCAGATTAGTAGGTGCAGAAAGTGATTTTTTGTTGATAAGTGCCAGTCCGATTTTCGTTCTTATGTCCATATCTTATCCTATATAGAAGACGTTAGAGTTTTTGCTTAACCAGTTCAACGCCTGGCTTGTGCTGTCCACCTGGTCATCATATTCGCCAGAGGGGAAGGATGTTAATTCCTCGATGTAATCATGTAGCCAATTAGTGCTTTCAGGGAGATAGATTTTCCCCGCTTCGATAAGAGGCGAAATAGCGTTTACCCTGGCCTCTTTGTCATTATCGACTTTAACAGGGATTACGGGTAACAATGTGTCTCTTCTGAGTTCCTGAATAAGAGATTGCCCGGACGCTCTATCTTCTATCAACAAGGCTGACGGACGGTCTCTCTGGTTTAACTCTATGGCTACCCGTTTTAATTCGGGGAACTCTACCCTTTGTCTCCATAAGTCAAGTAAGTAATATCCGCTCTGTGATTCTCCCCAAACAGAACAAACCGAGTAATCGTTTGAGGCGCCCTTTTTGAAGGCCGTATCCCATGAATGTATTATGCGACTGAATTGCGGTTTTTCTTTGTAGTATTTAAACCATTCCCGCTTAATAATATTGCCTTCAGCTAGTGCAGGTTCACCTTGGTATAACGCCACAAACGCCCTGCTGCCGATTGAAGCCTTGATATTATTGAGTGAATCAATATCATACTTCTCAGGCCACAAAGCTCTATTTTCCGATATTGCTTTGAGATGTAGTACTTCCCATTGGTCTGCTTTTGGGTCTATTCTGGCCTGTTCAAGTAATCTCCCTGCCAGGTCGTCTTTGTGCCAACGGGTCATAATTAAGACTATCGCCCCGTCTGGTTGTAATCTAGTCCTGGCAGTTGTCGTGTACCATTCCCAGACCTTATCACGATACACGGCACTTTCCGCTTCTTCGGCATTCTTAACAGGGTCATCGATAAGCAGGATATCCGCACCCTCTCCGGTGATACCACCACCCACACCCGCCGCTATATACGAATCTCTCTTGTTATCTTTATTAGCTAACTGCCAACGTACCGCCCCTGCTTTGTCCAACCCTAACTGCCATAACCTCTGATAACTTGGCGATGATATAGTCTCTCTTATAGCGTAACTGAAGGAATAAGCCAGACTTTCAGCGTAAGAACATCCGATTATCTGTATTTGTGGATTGCGCCCAAAACACCATGCAGGGAATCTGATTGACGTTATTTCGGACTTGCCGTGTCTGGGTGGCATAAACACCATTAAGCGTTTAATACCACCGCGCTCAATGGCTTCTAATTTACCAGCTAATATCCGTACATGATCAGGGGTTTCATATGACGGCATCGTGTATTGGCAAAAGGATAATAGGTTATTCCGTGACTGCCTGCGACTTAGTAGCTCTTTTGCTGCTTCCTGCGGCGATACTTGCAAGCTCGTCATCTGTTAGCTCCTGAGCCGTTCCCATAAACGGAGTGCCATCCTTACCGGTAACCTCTTGCCGTTCAATGTAGCCCCTCGATTTACCCTTAGTCTTTAGAAAAAATATAATGGCCGTCATATTGTTATTATTGATTTCTTGGTATAGTTTAGCCTCGGCAAGGTCAAGTAATCCCTCTTTGGACTCCTCGACAGCTTTAGCCACAGTCGGATAATCTTTAGTGTATTTCCACAAAGTCCAATAAGTAACCCCTGCCTTTTTAGCGGCAAGTGTTAAGAGCCCCTTGGATTCATGTATCGCCTGAATTAATTTTTCAGCTGTCCGCTCTCTTTTCCCACTCATAATAACTCCGCCTTTTTGCCCGTGTAATCTTCCCAGTTTATTTCTATTTTCGGTCTACCAGCCATATTATTTACCCTTTGATTTCTTGGAGCGTCAAGGTCGGTGCTGCCCCGCCCTCTTTAGACTGGTCGTCTAACGGTTCGCTGGAATCCTTTTGACGCTTGCCTTTATACATTCGTGCATCCATCTCATCTATTTTTGAATAAGGGATTATAGGAACTGTTAATTTATCTTTACAGGATGGGTCTAGTAAGTAGATATAACGTAATTGATAACCTGCAAGAATTACCCCCCCATATACTCGACATATTTATTAAAATTATATGTTCCCCCAGTAATCTCATAATAACTCATCCCTCTGAGTTCGGGCCGCCGCATTGTTGGGTTAGACTCCAGCGTCATCTTATGGATTACCTGCCCGTTCCCTAATCTTGCGAGATTCCGTGATTCAGTTATCCCTGTTAAGTAAAAACCCGCCGCCTGGTATTGCGTACCATGCCCGCATTGCGTGCCATCCGCAAATGATATAATCCACTTAATATGCGGGTAATGTTTTTTAATTAGTTTTATACAAACTGATAATACGCGGCTTCCGCTATTCTTTGGCATCCAGTCTGCTAATGCCATCCGGTTTAGTTCAATAAACTCATTCCATCCAGTATCACGCACAAGCCTCATTATTTTCCGTTTATCTAATGACGGCCCGAATTGCAAAGCCCCACCGCATTTACCAGCCAGAAATACCCCGAAATGTAACTGGCTATTATTTACAACCTTGCCCGAATAATGCAGTTTCTTAATTATTCGGTTAGCGTCTTGCGATGATATGGGTTTAATAACAATATCCTTAGCCGATGCCATTAAACGTCTCACATATACGGGCTAGTGCATTACCGTTGCTATTGGCATTACCCGTATCGACAAAATCACCCATAGTCTTTGCTTTTTTAATAGCCATATTTACCTGTTCGGATTGCTCATTCGATAACGTAAATGTCATTTGTTGAAACCCCGCCTTATCGCCATCTGATAAATTTGGGTATTCGGATTCCTCGATATGAAACTGGTTCATCAGGTCTTCAATCTCTTTCTCGTCAAACCCTGTTAAATCCATATCAAAAGCACCAGTATCAAGTTCCTCTAACAAATCCTTAATCTCAGGGAGTGACGGCTCCGCAAGTTCCG